AACCGCCCCCATGATAAACGAGGTCGAAGACTTCAGTCATAAAGACACCTCTATATTCCGCTCCCGGGAAAAAAGAACTCGGCTGTCATTGGCAGCTCGTCGATGACCTCCTCTCCATCTTTAGTCGAAAAAGTGATCTTTGTGTCGATATCTGGAATTACGCTCTCTATGTATTTTCTCAAAGGAAGAGAATCTTGGGATAATAAAGCTCCGCTATCGATAAAGTCTCTAACTGTTTTTGTAGAATAATCTCCGTTAATAGAAGTGATCTGATGTTTTAACTTTGTAGTCAATAAACCTGGTGCAGCTTCTCCTAAATTCTTTTTCATGCCTTTCATCTCTTCGTCGATTTTTCTATCGTCTGCAATAGTTAAAGCTTTGAAAGTAATGGAGTTTTTAGTGTAAGGCAATTCAAAAGAGAATTCGTTCTTCTCATTGAATAAAGAGGTATCGACTGTCTTGTACTTAACAGATTGTAAGTCGCCCTTTACAACTTCTGATTCCATCGTATTTGGATTGAAATAGTTAAAAGAGTAGTCTTTACCGTAAGCTAATATTCTAGCCGCAATAAGGATAGCGTTCCTGTCGCCCAGGATCAGATCCTCGTAGCTTATAGGAGTCTTAATGATAGATTTAAGCATCTTCTCAATAGCTAAGCCCTGACGTAACAGATTCGCATTGGTAAGAATGTCTTCTTCCCTTGCGGTCATGTATTTAATTTCAATTTGGCCTGATGCTAATGGAGAGTCTTTTGGGTATAACAAACCCTTTGAAGGAAGGTCTACCATTTCGGTAGGTACTGTAAACTTTGATTCTGACATGTAATAACTATTTTAAATAAATATAAACTATTAAAATTTCCGGGAACAAAAAAAGACCGCGGTGAGGCGGCCTTTCTTTTATATTCGTTATTTGTATCTTAGAAGTTCAAGATAGCGTAGTCCATTCCTAAAGTTAAACTAATTTCAGTAGGATCTGAAGTAGACCAATCGTAAGTTCCGAAGTTTGTTTCTTTGATGAAAGCGCCCTTACAAATCCACTCTGATACGATATCTCCAACTGGACCTAAGATTGACAAGTTGATGTCTTTCTTATAGAAGTCAGAATAACCGTTTCTACCAGTTACAGACTCATGATGTAAACGCACCCATTCCATTACAGCTTCTTGACCTGATGGACTGATTGGATTGTATAAAGACAATGTGATGTCTCTCCACTCAGCTTTTCCTTTAATCTTACGGTAAACATTGATGTGATCTAATTTGATCTCGTTTAAAGTAAGACCTGGAGCGTCTGCTTTTTTAATCATATATGAAGGAATACCGTCGATGTACATTACAAATCTATTCGATACTGTAGGTTCGAACGCGGTAAACATTATTTCATTTGGGTCTAATACTGGCATTTTTAGTTGTATTTAGTATAAATATTACTTTACTTATTTTTTCTTCTCAGCCGCTTTTTTCTTATCTGCAGCTTTTTTGTCAGCAACCTTCTTAGCTTCCGCTTCTTTCTTTTTCTTTTCTTCAGCAGCTTTTTTATGATCTAACTTCTTAGCTTCGTTCATAGCCTGTGCGCCTTTTCTAGCGTATTTTGTTTGTAACCATTGAGAAATTTGACCAAGGTCTACTGTAGATTTTTTAAGCAATTCTCTTTGTTGAGGATCCTTTTCTACGTTTATCTGTTGCATTATCATTTTAAGCGCTCTGTTAACAACATCGATTGTGTCTGCATCCATTCCTCTTCTGCTGTCCTCTTTTACTAAAGATTCGTCGCTGTCTTCGTTTAAACCTGCGCCTTGATTTTTCATAGCAGCGCCTGCAGCCTGTAATTTATCGAACAATTCAGGGTTCTTCTTTTTCAAAAGATCTTGGGCTTTAGATATTGCTACGCCTGTTAGACCTAGTCCTAATACTCCTGATAAAGCAGCTATTACGTCTACTATTGGAGACTCTTTTAACTCTTCGGCTTCCTCTTTTACTGGCGCTTCGTAGTTTTCTTTGATCATTAACTTAGCCTTTACACTCTCGTATAAACGTGCTGGTACTTTAATTCTAATGATTGTATTATCGTTCATTTGATATTCTATTTGTTATTATTGGCCAAATGTTGCTCCTGTAGGTAAAACGTTGAAGTCTAATTGAATAAACTCAGCAGTCTTAGTTGGTTGTAAGTAGATAGATCCTACTAATTGGTTTCTATCGATTACGTCAGGAGTGTTATTACTATCATCCATTACTACTTGGAATGCATATAAACCTTGTCTTTGTTGTACTGACTCTAAGTAAGGGTTAACTTGACTTAAGAATCTGTTACGAGTAACTTGTGTGTTAGGCTCGAATACAAGAGTTTCTGCAACTTGACCAATGTAGTCTTTAAGAGCAATCAACAATCTTCTAACGTTAACTCTGTCTAATGCAGAAGGCTTTTGTTGAAGTGTCTTTTGACCGTAGATAACCGTACCAACTCCAGGGAATGTAGCGATTGGGTTAACAGATCCTTGATATACTCTGTCTCTATCGTTTGAAGTTAGCTTTCTTTCTGGCTGTACAACTGTTGGTAAACCACCTCTGTTTAAACCAGCTGGTGCCCACCATTCTGCAGCAACTCTATCGTTGTACTCGTAAGCAGCAGGAACGATTGTAGAAGCTGGGATAAAGTTTAATTTACCAGTCTCTCTTGATCTAACTTGAACCCAAGGCCAATAAGTAGCTGCGTAAGAAGAATCGAATGCAGTTACTTGAGAAAGTAATACTGGAATAGATTGTCCGTAAGCAACCATATCAACTACAGCAATACTGTCTCCTCTTGTTTGAGCCGTGTTAACTACTGCAGTTACTTGGCTAGGAGCGTTTGTGTAAGTTAAACCTGGAGCGTATATGATATTGAATTTATATGCGTCTGTATTTCCTAATAAATTGATAGCTGTATTGTAATCTGAGTTACGTAATCCTTGAATATTAGTATTAGGCGTGATTCCGCTTGCATTAACATTAGGAATTCTTTCAAAGAAGTTAACTGGTTCTACTCCGAATGAACCGAAGATATCTCCAACTGCTCCACCGAAAGCTCCGTTTACTGAACCAGATCCTACGTTAGGAATTGATGAAGTAAATTGATTTTGTGCTTGACCGTAAGCGTTGAAATATCCAGGAGTTGGAGTATTTACAGTTCTAACTCTTACATATCTACTGTTGTTTTGGTAAGAACCAGTTTGTTGTAAGTAGAAGTTGCCTAAATCGTCTGTAGCAACAGTTTGAGTTTGATCTCCAATTACGTAAGCAATATAGTTACTTTGGTTTGGATCTAATGATAAGCCGTTCCATGTTTCAAGAACTGTCTTATTATTTTGATAATCGTCACCACGTCTAAGGATAATGTTGAATTGGCCTGAACCTGTATCGAAAGAAGTTACTTCCCAACGTACGTTAGCAGAAGAACCACTAGGTAAAGAACCGAAAGCGCCTGCAGTCATACTACCGGTAGCGTCTCCGTTGTTATTCATTACTGTACCAACAGATAAAGTTTCAAGAACGAAAGCAGGAGTTCCCGCTAAGTTATTTACGCTTGCTGTTGCTGGTGTGTAAGATCCAGAAGTCACTCTTGTTACCAATAAAGAAGTTCCACCTTGCTCAAAGTAGTTCAAAGCAGCCATACTTGTTAAGTATTCGTATGCAGCACCTCCAGAAACGAAGGGAGCTCCAAATACAGCTTTGTATTGAGAGTAAGTAGTTACTAATGTTGGGATGTTAACTGGACCAGTTACTGTAGGACCTACAATTGCAGCGCCTGCTGTTACTGGACCTGAAGTGATCTGAGATAAATCGTTTTCTTGTAAGAAAACTCCTGGGCTAATAAGTGTTTCGGCCATTTATGTCGTTTTTTTTCTAGTAATAAATATCGATATTTGATTCAAAACACTTTAGCTAATTTCTCCGGTCTCTGTATTTATCGAGACCTGTCCGTATTTAGATCTAATTTCTTCGAAGACTTGCTTTTCTTTTACCCTAATTTCTTTGATTTTTTTCCTCTGTTCTTCCATATCAAGCTCGATGCTCATCTTTTGGTATTCTAATTCTCCAAGTAAGGCAGCGACTTCTAAGGCGTCGGATTTAATAAGATTGATTTGTTGTAACTCTTGTGGAGTAAGCTTTTGTTCCATAACTAGATTTACTATAAATATGTAAGAAAAACGGCCCACTTTTTAGGTGAGCCATTCTCTTTTTATGAATATTCGTTATTCTTCTATTTTGATAAGTTTAAAGAAAGTCGTGTAAGCGCCTTCTGAGGTCACTTCTTCGAACTCTTCTAATTTAAACTCTTTGTGTTCTAATTCTCTTTCTTCGCTTAATAAGGCGTTGAATTCTTTTTGAAACTCTGCGAAAGTAGGATTGTTTTCTGCCGATACGATTTTACCTTCTTCGTCCTTTACGATATTAATGTACATTGGAATTGTAACATTACCTTCTTCGTCAGGAGTTCCGTGTTTTTTGATTAACTCGGTTTTGATAGCTTCGCAGGCATCTTTTTCTGTGGCTACTTTTTTGGTAAGATCGTTTATCCAATACTTTGTTGTTAACTTGATCTTTTCTGAAAGTAAACCTTTGGAAATAGATTCTCCAGTTTGCTGATTCGTAACTCCGTTAAGTTCTGCTTCTAAGTTATAAAACTCGTAAAGCTTTAACGCTGTTTTTTGCATATACTATTTAGATTTTTTTGTTGCTGACTTCTTAGGAGCCGTTTTATTTGCAGGCTTCTTAGTTTTAACTTGCTTAGTGGCTTCTTTAGCTTGTTTTACTACTTCATTCTTAGGAGCTACTTCAGCGGCTTTCTCAACCACTTCTTTAACCTCTTCGATTGCAGGAGCTACAGCTTCTTCTACTTGATTTACTAATTTAGTGATCTTTGCTTTGTTTAATAGAATAGCAACTGCTACTGCTACTAATACGATAATGATTCCGAATAACATAAGTTTTTAATTTTTGTTTGTTGTATATAAATATATAAGAATTTACTAAAAAATCTTTTAAGTATTAAATTGTTTAACATCCAAGTATGAAACTTCCTACTGTTCCAGCACTAAGTGAGTGTACATTAAATGCGTAAGTATCAGATGCATAAGCGTCGGCTACAGTACTAGTTAAGTTTATGTTTTCATACAAAGTTACTCCTACTATAGAAGCAAATCCACCGGAGTTATAATCTGTTTGGAATACTTCAAGAGCCACATAAACAGTCGGTACTCCAGAAGCATTACACGCTGCAGATGTTGTAGATCCTCTACCATAAACGTCAATAGCAAATCCTTGTGCAGGCGGAGTTTCGCTTGGAGTTCTAGTAGGAGTAACAGTTGGCGTAACTGGTGGTGTTGAACTTGGAGTTCTGGTAGGTGTTACTGGCGGAGTTCCTGGAGGTGTAACACTAGGCGTAACTGCTGGAGTTACGGAAATACTTGGAGTTCTCGTTGGTGTAACAGGAGGGGTTCCTGGAGGAGTACTTGTCGGAGTTACAGATATCGATGGAGTTCTAGAAGCGCTTGGAGTTACAGATATACTTGGGGTTACAGATATACTAGGTGTAACAGAAGCAGTTCTAGTTACAGTTGGTGTAAATGTTACCGAAGGAGTCACGGAAATACTCGGAGTAACAGAAGCAGTTCTAGTTACTGTTGGTGTAAACGTAACCGAAGGAGTAACAGATATAGAAGGAGTAACTGAGGCAGTTCTAGTTACCGTTGGTGTAAATGTAACAGATGGAGTAACTGATATAGAAGGTGTAACGGAAGCAGTTCTAGTTACAGTTGGTGTGAATGTTACAGAAGGAGTCACAGAAATACTAGGCGTAACTGATATGCTTGGAGTTCTAGATATCGATGGAGTAACAGAAATTGATGAAGTTACGGTCGGAGTAAATGTAACAGACGGTGTAACTGATACGGAAGGCGTAACAGAGACACTAGGCGTAGCCGATATAGAGATGCTTGGTGTAACTGATATACTAGGAGTTCTGCTCACTGATACGCTCGGAGTAACTGAGGCGGTCATTGTTACTGTTGGAGTAAACGTAACAGATGGTGTAACAGATACGGAAGGCGTAACTGATGCCGTTCTTGTCACCGTTGGAGTAAATGTCACAGATGGAGTAACACTAATGCTTGGAGTAACCGATGGAGTAATACTAATGCTTGGAGTAATAGAAGGAGATGGGGTAGCGCTAGGCGGTGGCACGAGCATATCGAACCTTCCGTTTCCGCTTAGATTAGAGAATAGCATTCCTCCAGTCCCGGTTCTATTTTGAAATTCTATTGGCATTTATGTATTTTTAAACTAGTCTAAATATAAATATTATCTTGATTCTAGTGTTTTTATTCTTGTGGTGGCTTCGTCTAGTTTTGTTGAAAGTTCTTGGATGGATTTTACTAGGACAGGTACTAGTTTTGAATAGTCCACTGATTGGAATTTAGTTCCGTCTTTTACTCCAGTAACGGCGTAAGGCAATATCTCTTGCAATTCGTGAGCTATAACGCCATCCATTCTTTCTTCTAAATCTTTAAATTTAAAGTCATAAACTTTTATGTTTGCTAATTTTTCTAAACCATTAAACTGTTTAAAATCTTCTTTTATTCTATAATCTGAAGTAGTATTAAAAGCGGTCGCAGAATCTGTGACGCTAATACTACCTCTTTCAACTGAGTTGGTTCTGAAGTCAATTTGATAAGTAGTTCCAGTTGTTGTATTATTGTATATAACGGCTTCATTACTAGTTATAGCAAAAGCAAATGTAGCTGTTCCGTTTCCGTTAAGCTCGCATCCCACATTAGCTACACTAGCAGCAGTTTTTCCTATTAATAAATTACCACCGCTTGTGATTCTCATTCTTTCTGATGTAGCTCCATTACCGCCACCGTTATTTGTATAAAATCTCATATGGGATACTGTAGAAGCAGATGGATTTTCTTGAATAACGGCTATTCTACCCATATAACCATTAGTAACCGTATTATCACCAAATATTATACCTCCCATAGTAGTAGGAGAAGTTACAGTGCCACCGCTTGGGCTAGCCACAATACAAATATTACCGTCTTCCGCATTACCATAAGTAGCTAAAGGAGAAATTTGAAGTCTATGATTTATGGACGTAGTTCCGATTCCAACATTACCACCTCCAGTAGCCATTACAATATTTGCGCCAAAAGTACCATTAAGAAATAACGCGTTTCCGTCTATAGATAATCTATCTCCTGTGCTTGCTGGTCTAATTCTTCCGTTTCCTGGAAATTGAATTAATGGAGCACTTGAGACTGAGCTGCTTGGAAATATAGATATAGAACCTGCAGCTTGAGTTCCCTCGGTTACGGTAGAAGTTCCGATTCCAACGTTACCTACGCTCGTAATACGCATTCTTTCGCTAGCGCTTGTTGTAAATGCCAATACGTCTGCTGAAGCCCTATACATTCCAATACCTGTATTTCCATAAAATCCGTAAGAAGGATAAGTTACATTAGCAGTAGCGGACCATATTGCAGCGCCGCCTGTTGTTTTTTGATAAAAATCACCGTTAGAATCAAACTGTAAATTACTACCTATAGTTACGCTTCCAGCTGAGGTAATACGCATTTTTTCGCTTCCATTAGTAATAACTCCTAAATCGTGGTTAGTAAAAGTACCTATCAAACCTAAAGATGAATAAGTAATTCCTGTTCTTATTGTTCCATTACCGGCAGCTACTGCACCACCAATTACATCAAGTCTTTCGGTTGGAGTAGCAGTACCAATTCCAACATTTCCCGATCCTGATACGAAGAATATATTAGAAGACGCGTGAGAAGAGATTTGCATTAAAGAACCGCTATTTGAACCCGAAACGTGAAGTGATGCATTTGGTAACACTGTGCCAATTCCGACATTTCCATTACCTCTAACAGTCATTACAATATTATTGATATTAGTGTACGCGCTATTGTATAGAGAATGTATGTGCATGTCTACTGTTGTGCCTGCAGCATTGTATCTCCAACCTATTGCTCCTACGTCGTTAGAAGCGTCTCTTATAGCAATAGAAGTCATCATTGGAGTAGACCAAGCAGCACTATTTCTAAGAGTTAAAATATTACCATTAGAAACGGAACTAGTCTCAACATGTAATCTAGAAACAGGCGTTGCGGTTCCAATTCCTAAATTTCCACCGGTATCAATAATAGCTGATTGAGTAGTGCCTCTATAGAATGCAAGTTTGCCTGCGGACCACGTATGAACTTCCGTTTGCCCTGATGATACGCTCATACCGCCTATATTACCCGCATGATCATACACTCTTAATTTAACGTTAGCTCCTGGTGTGTTGCTGACAGTTCCGCCTAAAGATAAAATAACTGGTGTTGCGGTTTCTACTGATGTTGTGTTTCCCATTTGTACGTTTCCAAATACTGTATGAGGTCCTGACCCAGTCACTTGTAAACTTCCAGTAAATGTATGTGTATTAGTTTGTAAACTACCGAACCTAGTACTACCTGTAATAAAACTAACCGAGCTAGTGATGGTTTGCACTACTAGCGTTTGAGCCGTTAAACTGCCCGCTACCGTAAAAGTATCCGCGTAAGAACTGGTAGCCGCGTAGCTAGAGCTTCCTATTATGCTTCCTGATACGAACGTTATTGGTCCGTATACTGTTGTTGATCCTGTTAGTAGTGCGTTTTGTATTTGCATTGTTCTTCTTTGTTATTTGTTTTCTACTATCCTAATAAGTAAATTGCGAAAAAAGTATGGAATGTATTTTGTTCAACAGTACCAGCGTTTCCGTATCCTTGAAGAGTTAATACTTCTCCAGAAGATAA